CGAGCCAGTACATACGTTTGTACACCTTGTAGAGCTGACCAACTGTGGGTATAAACAGGAACATGCTACTTACTGCAGTAGCATGCGGACTCGGAGTCATTGCGACGGTTTCCGCAGGTTGTAAGCTGGCATATGATTTTGCCAGGCTTTCACTGCACGTCTCCAGGCTTGATGATGATGATGAGTTCGAAGCAGAGATGTATCGGCACATTTCTGTTGGGCTACCATGTTATGATGGTAGCACGCTGGCAGGCGTAATTGGAGAACTCGCTGAGGAGGGTCATGACATCAATGGTGTCAGAGAACAGCTGAGATCAGAAAAGCCGGATGATGCTTTATGGTATAAGTATAAGACACCACAAGTTAATCGTCCGGGAATACTGATCCCAGCAAATCCTAGACCTCTTCGGTTGTTTCCCAAGTTCGCTGCAGCATGCGTTGTTGAACTGCGAGCGAAGTTTGGCGCCTTGGAACGTAGCAATGCCAATATGCTATTAGTACAGGCGACATATCTTAAGCTGTGCAGAGAACATCGCGTAAGGCACCCTGATGTGGCAAGACATAGGCAAATTGTGCTGAATGAGTTCTTTCGAGATACTCAAGATGCTCAGTTCGCTTATGCTCGGTATAATGCACCGAGATGGCTCCTGTGGTTGCGGCAATATGAACAGCCGCAAGCGGGAGTTATGGCTTGTTAGGGGTGCCCTACTCGGGTGTACGGGTCTAGTGCAACCGTTGACTTGGAACTTTTGGATCAAGTTCATGTGCGGTTTCCTGGACAGTTGGTCGTACACCGGAATGGGATGCCTGTAAAAAGGCGGCAGTTCATCGTGGCTACCGACTTCTCCAATACCAACAAAATTGGAGTTTATGTTCACGATGTTAATGCTGTAGTTAGCGCTTTTACCGAAAGGTTCTTTTTTATACATGTTGAGGGACAGTATAGAGAACCGCTACAGCCGGTTGCAAATTGTTTCCAACAACCTGGTTATCGTATATTTCGTGATCAAGTGTTGCATTTTCTACCGTCCAACTTCCCCAGGATGGGCCGTCAACAGACAGTCGACTGCTATTCTGGGCTTAAGCGAAGACGGTATCAAGATGCATTTATTTCACTTCAACGTGAAACACTTGTAGAGCGAGACTCTGAAATCAAGTTGTTTTGTAAATTTGCAAAAGTGGAGATTGGGTCTCCAGCTCGTATTATTTCCCCGCGTTCACCACGCTGGAATTTAGAATTAGCTAGATACGTTAAGCACTTAGAACATAAGATTTACCGGTCGATACATAAAACCTTTTTATCACAAACTAGTTGTACTGTGATGAAAGGACTTGATGTTGATGAAACGGCGCGTGTTTTGAAGGACAAGTTTGATAGATTCTACAAACCTGTCGCGCTTATGCTCGATGTTAGTAAGCTTGATGCTTCGACTCGAGTTCCACATCTCAAGTATGAACACACATTCTATCGTGGCGTGTATCCCTGGTCACGACATTTGAAATGGATGCTTAAGTGTATGCGGAAGCATCGGTGTGTTGCATATTGCCCTGATGGTGTTGTGCGGGTGAAGACAGCTGGACGTAGAGCCAGTGGTGATGTCACTACTTCATTAGGCAATGTAATACTTGTTATGGGTATTTTGTATCAACTGTTTTTAGAATTTCCAGATATTGAATTAGCGAACAATGGAGATGATTGTATTCTGTTCGTAGAACAAACCAACCTCAACCTCATCAGACGTCGTGTTGTCGACCTCTTTCATGATGCGGGTATGCACCTCAAGGTTGATGGAGTTGCTACGGAGTTTGAACAGATTGTGTTTTGTCAACACCAACCTATTTGTGTGAGTGGAGCGTGGCGCATGGTTAGGCAACCAACTACCGTGGTCTCGAAGGATAGCATATGCTTGTTGCATTGTCATTCTGAAAAGACCTATCGGAAATGGTTGGGAGCTGTAGCTTGTGCTGGTTTGCACTTATGTGATGGTGTTCCTGTGCTACAGGCGTTTTACGACGTCTATAAACGTAGTGGAAGGGATCCTGGTGATAGGTTATTCGACACCTTGATGCGACACACACATTTCATTAAAAGACGAGCTAGGCGAGATAGCAAAATCGAAGACACTACGCGCGTGTCTTTCTATCTCGCGACTGGTATCTTACCAGACGCCCAATTAGAAATAGAAAAATGGCTTTCGAGCTTGCGTATTGATCAGCTGTCTGACAACGTAATCGAGCAGTGTATGCTTTTGGTAAACCAGGGGGATCAACTTCGTTTATTACACTGCAAGAATGACGAAGTCTAAGATGTTGAACCGTACGCAACAACAAAGTGCGAAGAAAAAGAAGGATGTTACATTACTAGGACAAGCACTTCGCTCCTTAGGCGGAGCTGGTGGTGCAGCTTTGGGGGGATATTTCGGAAATCCGACCATGGGTGGTGCCGTGGGTACCTCACTCGGAGCTGCCATCAGTAAATGGCTTGGATCGGGAGATTATCGTGTCAAGAAGAATTCCATTTTGTCACCAGGATCGTCAATTCCGATGATGCATAGTACTGCACAATCTATAATCGTTAGGCATAGAGAGTTTGTAACAACAGTGTTCAGCTCAACTGCGTTTCAAGTGCAACAGGAGCTGGTGTTAAATCCCGGTCTCCATGACACTTTTCCTTGGTTGAGTCGATTAGCTGGGTGTTATCAACAGTATAAGGTCAGAGGGATGGTTTATCATTATTTACCTACTTCAGGCTCTGCTGTTTCTAGTACCAACGCCGC